CTATTATAAATAATGGTGAATTAGAGTATTTTTCTAAAGAAGAAAGGATTAGTAGAGTTAAAAGAGATAAAAATCCATGGTCTTCTTTAAAGAAAGGCTTAGAATTAATAGAGGGGGATATTGATTTTATAGCGTATTCATCCCCTACCTTTACTGATTTTGAGTATATTAATCATTCTAAATTTCTTTCTAAAACTATAGGAGGAAAAATTATTAATTATTGTGATAAACATCATTTAAGCCATGCTGCTCTAGCTTTTAATAACTGTAGGTTTGAGGAAGCTTTAACATTTGTAATTGATAGAGATGGGAGTGATCATTTAGAGTTAATTAGAGAGTCTGAAACAGTATTTAAGTGTAATAGGGAAGAAGGTATTAAAGAATTACATAAAAATTTTTGGGTTAAAGAAAAGAGTAGAAATGGGGATGAAGTTTTAATTAAGATAAATAATTATTTAAAAGATAATTTTGATTTTTCCTTTAATATTAATAACCAGATGAGTATAGTTAAGGTTTATGAATCTGCTACTACTTTAATAGGTCAAAGTCCACTAGAAAATGGTAAAGTAATGGGTTTGTCTTCATACGGAAAAGATAATGTTGGGGTAGATTTATTTTATAATGGAAGGCCTATTGATAATTTATTTATTGAAGGTAAATTTGATAATGGAGGAAATGGAGTATTATTACATCAACACTTAAATAATATTATTTCCAATATAAGTAAAGAAAATTATAAACCCTACGCGGATTATGCCTATCAAGTTCAAAAACAAACCCAAATACAAGTTTTAAATCTTATAAAAGAATGGACCAAAAAAACCGGTATTAATAATGTATGCCTTTCGGGGGGGTATGCTTTTAATGTAGTAGCTAATCAATTTTTAATAAAAAATCTTCCTTATATTAATTTTTACTTTGAACCCTCAGGAGATGATAGTGGGAATAGTATAGGGGCAGCTCTTCATTTATATAGAGAAATATCAGGAGATAAATCCTTTAAACCTATTACTACCCAGTACTTAGGAAAAAAATATACAGAAAAAGAAATTTTAGAAGGAATTAAAAAATATATATAATGGATTTAAACGAAGAATTTTTACAAGATACAATGAAACAATTAGAATCATCTTTTGATGAAGTTTCTAAACTCAAATTTACCTTACTTGACACCGCTATGGATCAGATAGCTTATGTTTTTGAAGTAGATGAAGAGGGGAATAGTATGATTAAAGACATTTCTAAAGATGAGATAAAGGAGATTTATAGTGCACTTCAAAACGATATGATTCCTTTATTTGAAGAATTTCAATATGCCGAAGGATTAGAAAAAATTAGAGGATGGGAAAAACTTCTTAAAGAAAACTTGGAGTAGTAAATTATTTATCGTACCTTTGGGGTACGTTGGTTTAAAAAAATAGAATGGAATTAAAAAAAGAAACGGTTAAGGAAAAAAAGGGGGTAGGGAAAATAACGTTATACACGTTATCCCATTGTATGCATTGTAAGGTTTTAAAATCAACCTTAGATAAAATGGGTGTTCCCTATAAAGAAGTTGATGTTGAAGAGAAAGAAAAAATGGGTGATTGGTTAGAAGATAACCTTAAAACCGAATCTTATCCTATCATCCATTTTGAAAGGGTACCCGGAGAATACGTTTATATATTATCCAAAACAAGCTTGGAATCCCTAAGCAATATTCGTATATTCACGACAATAGAACAAGCACTAGAAATTCTATTAAAATATTATTATGAGATATAAAGGATTATTTGAGCAAAAGCTCCAACAATTGACAAATCAATTAACCGGTATTCATTCTTCTACAAGTAGAGGAGATATGTTACAAACAAGAGAATTGATTGAAAGCGCTAAAGAGCGTATTGAAGAAATGCAAACATTATTAAATAACGAACACCAGGAGTAATGCAATTATCCGCTGAGGTTATAAAGGGAAATTATGATATGCTCGTTAGGGGTATCGAAAAATACGTTCAAGGCGAACGTAAGCAGCAATTCATTGACTTTTATAATAAGTTTGATGAGAGGATAGCATTACTCCCAGCATCACACAAGACCGCTTATCATAACTGTTTTCCAGGAGGGTATGCGGATCATGTGCTTCGTGTTATTAAGGCAGCGTTCAAAGTTCACAAAGTTTGGGTTGAAATGGGTATGGTGGAAACATATACCGACGAGGAACTATTTGTAGCTGCCTTAAATCACGATTTAGGTAAAATTGGCTCAGCCGAAGAAACTTCGGTTTTTCCATCTACAGATGAATGGAGAAAAAAGAACTTAGGTGAAATGTATACTTTCAATACAAATATTGGATACATGACAGTCCCAGACCGTTCTTTATTTTTACTTCAGGAAGCAGGTATTCAATTATCTACAAACGAATGGATTGCAATTAAAACCCATGATGGTTTATATGATAAAGCAAACGAAGCTTACCTTAAAGGTTTCATGAACGAAACTAAACCTAGAACATCTTTACCATTTGTCTTACATCAGGCCGATTTAATGGCTGCTCGTGTTGAATGGGAACGTGATTGGTTACATACTTTTGGCAAACCCGAAACAAAACAAAAAACAACTAAACAAGACAGAGTCAACACAAATCTAGGCAAAGCCGGCGAAGGTAATACCGGATTGATGGATTTGGTTAAAGGATTATAATATGTCAAATATAACATTAATTATATTAATTAACGTAGGGGTATTGCTATTAGCAACTATTTCCTATGTTATTATAAACTTACTTCGAAAAAATGAGAAGTTTGAAGATATGATTGAAAGCCAAAATCAATACATTCAAACTATCTCCGAATTAATGACAGAATCAAATAAAAAGATAAAAGAAATTGATTCTAAACAAATCTTCCAGTCCGACGATGAGATAGGATGGTTCTTTACAGGTATCAAAGAGATACAAGAACTAATCAACGAATACAATATCAAAAAATAACATGTCTGAAGAATTAAACGAGACAATTGGTGGAAAAATTCTATCTGTCCCTCAAACTGATGAGGGACCTCAATATACTAAAAAAGGTACTTTACGTAAACGTCGTCCAAAGACGAAAAAAATGTACTTTACTTCTGATACTGAAGAAGCTATCTTAGAATACCTAGCTGCTGAAGGGGATGAGAGACTTCGTAATAAAATTTATAACGAGCGTATTAAATATGCCTTTCATAAGTTAACCGAAAATATTATTCACACCTTTAAGTTTTACTATACTGAAGTAGAAACAATAGGTGAATTACAACATGAGGTTACTTCTTTCTTATTAGAGAAACTACACCTATACCAGCAAGATAAAGGTAAAGCATATTCTTACTTCGGTACAATTGCTAAACGTTACCTTATATTATATAATAACACTAATTATAAGAAACTAAAGCAAAAAGCAGACGTAATGGCTGTAGACGAAGATCAAACTATCACAATTGATCTTACAAACAACTCACCTCAACCTTTAGAAGAAGATGGGACAGCATTTTTAGACTATTTTGTTCGTTATATGGACATACATTTATTTACCTTATTTACTAAATCCGAGGACGCTAAAACAGCAGATGCTGTAGTTGAATTATTTCGTAAAAGAGAGAATTTAGAATTATTTAATAAAAAAGGAATATACATATACATTAGGGAAATAACAGACCAATCTACTCCTCAAATTACAAAGGTTATAAAGAAAATGAAAAAAACTTATGTTAAGTTAATGTCCCAATATTCGGATTCGGGGTATGTTAGCATGAGGTTGTAAGTTTTCCCTATAACTATATTTATATCCATATAACAATATTATGGATTTTACACAAGTAAATTTATTTGGTAAGAAAACTTTCGCAGACTTACTAAAAGAAATACATACCAATCAAAAAGATAAAGAAGTTCAATTACGTTCGTTAATTGAAGCACTAAAACCCCTCATTACTTCACCTGGAGAAGCTACTATCATGGTTCCTTTAATCAAGGAATATATGGAATTAGCAATCAAAAACGATGATGCCCTAATTAAGATGGCAGGTATCGTTCAACGTGCCATGAATACTAAAATGGCTGAGGGTGACGATATATTATCTGATGAAGATAAGGAATTATTGTTTTCTTCATTAAAAGAATTAGATATTAAGGCTGAAAAAGAAATACAAATAAAAGAAACTAAACTAGAGGATGCCAGTTAATAGTCAAGCACCTACTTTAGGGAATTCTTCTTTAGGAAATACCTCAATCCCTAATTTACCATTTAGGGCGGGTGGTTTTATTCCTGTAAGAGTAGTAGATGTTTCACTTTCTACTTCTTCTAATTCAATTTCCACATTTCAAGTTAGTAATCAATATGCTGGTATAGGTTCTATTAGATTTGAACCCTTAAATAAAGGATCAATCCCAAAAGATTTACCTCAAGGAAATATAGCCATTCCTTTAGATAACAATATTAAAAAAATCCCCCTATTAAATGAAATAGTATTTATTATAGCGGGTCCTTCATATAATACTTTATTAGAAGAAAACCCTGATTCGATACAATTTTATTACATGAATGCCTTAAATATTTGGAATAGAAGCCATTTAAATATGCTTCCTTCTCCATCCTCAGGTATATCTGCTAATACAGATACAGTTGAAAATTCTAAAGTAAGTGAGGGAATTGAAAATAATGAAGATAGTCAAGTACAAGAACCTGTACCTGGTAAAACATTCACTGAAAAATCAGATATAAAAAATTTATTTCCAAACGAGGGAGATGTTATTGTAGAAGGTAGATTTGGTAATTCAATTC